GGACGGAGCTGTCCCTTCGACGCGCGGCGGGATTGACCTCGACGGTCGCCCGTTGACGGTGGTGGAGGACTGGCAGCAAGGTTTCGCTGTCGTGTCGTATGAGGAAGGCGACGGCCAGTTCTGGTATGAACAGATCCCGATTCACCACGGACAGACCTTCTGGCGTGGCAAACTGTACTCCTATGAGTGAACCTGTGTACGAGTGTGTGCGGTGCGGTGCCATCGTTGTTGGTGGCCGTAAATGCTCTGCGTGTGGCGGCAAACTGATCCCGTACGAGCCGTTCTGATGGGCGAGGTGTACGACGAGGACGACGAGACATGGCCGATTGTGGTGTGTCAATGGCGTGACGCATCTTCTGGCAGCGAGGGCGGCTGGGTAGATACCGCTACCTATGAACCCCAAGAAACCCATGTGCTGACAGTCGGCTGGGTGTGGCCTCAATGCTTAGAAGGTCACCTGACGATCGTGTCGTCCGTTATCGGCATCCCGAACGACCCTGATACCGTCGGCGAGATCACCCACATCCCGTTAGAGAACGTCTGCTCGGTGTACTCGCTGGCAGCCCACCTGCCCGTCAACTGGTTCGACGAGAACTTTTAGACTTGACACCGTGTCACACCCTCCTGTAATACTGTAGCCAACCCGCTACACAGGAGGAACTGATGGGTGCAACCTTTATCAAACCGCCGCACGGCAGCATGGAATGGCTGATGGTGCGTCACCGGGACGACACCGGCTGGCCGGTCGTGTCTGCATCAGACGCGGCAGCAGTCCACGGCGAACACCGTTTCAAAACGAAGTACGGTCTCGGCATCGACAAGCTGGCTGACGAACCAACGGTCACCGAAACGAACCGTGCGATGGAACGCGGCAACCGCCTGGAAGCCACCCTGCTGAACTGGGTTGGTGACGAAATCGGTGAACGAGTGTTCCACCCCGACCGCATGTACGTCTTCCAAGAACGAGGCGCGTCAATGGTTGCCACCCTCGACGGGTACATCGGTAACAACCCGTTCCTGCCTGACGCCATCGTGGAAATCAAAACCTACTCCGGTGTGTTTGACCCGGACGGCGACTACGGCGACGGATACGGCCCCCTGCCGGCCTACTGGCATTGGCAAGGCGTACAGCAGTCATTGTGCTGTGACACAGACGAAGTGATCTGGGGTGTGTTCGACAGCACCCTCGATCTGAAGATTTACCGTCAGTATGTCACCGAGGTAGATCGTGGCCGGCATGTTGCAGCGGTCGCAGATTTCTGCCGGAACATCGCTGTCGGGTTCCTCCCTGACGATTGGCAAGCGAACTACAACGACTTCGCATCAAAGCCTGTCAGCGAACATGTCGCCGATCTGACCGATCTGTCATCGGTGATCGCACAGTTGCGCGAGGTACAGGCAGAAAAGCGTGAACTCAACGACCGTGAGGACGAACTGAAAGCCAGTTTGGCGGCAGCAATGGATGGTGCTACCGTTGGCACCGTAGACGGCCAGGAGGTGGTCACATGGAAGCAACAGTCGCGGATCTCCTTCGACGCGAAGCGGTTCGCCTCGGAGCATCCCGATCTACACAAGCAATACCAGACCAGCAGCACCTTCCGGGTGATGCGAACGAAAGGAACCAAGTAATGGAAGACAAACTGGCAACCATCTTCGACAAGTACGGGTCACCTGACCCGAAGTACATCGAACATCTGCCGAAGGGTGGCACAACTCTGGACTTCATCGGTCATGCGCGTATCACGCAATGGCTGTTGGAAATCGACCCGACATGGACTATCGAGCCGGTCGCGTTTGATGAGGGCGGTCTGCCTGCCCGTGTGAAGCACGGCAACATGGTGCAAGCAGGGTTCTGGATGACTGTGTGCGGTCACCGCCGGTACTGTGTCGGCTCTGTGGAGGATCGCAAAGCAGACATCGGTAAAGAACTGGTTTCGGACGGTATCCGCAACGGGGCCATGCGTTTTGGATTAGCCACAACACTTTGGTCGAAGCTTCCGTTGGGCGAAGACCCTGTGCAGCCCGCACCAGCCAAGAAGACCGCCAAGAAGACCGCAGCGAAGAAGACCGCTGCCCCCACACCCGAGGTGTCCGACGACGAACTTGTCGATCCAGCCACCATCGGCAAATTCAAGGCAGCGTGTGACCTCAACGGTCTGCAACAAGACGAGGTCGCCCAACACGCCGGCGTGAACCTCAACCGAGTCACCCTCGGCGACATGGATGCCCTCCGTGCGTCGTTCAAAACCCTCAAGGAGCAAATGCAATGAACAACATCACCGTCACAGGAAACGTGGGGCGCGACCCCGAACTGAAGTACAGCAACAACGGTATGGCAATCCTCAAGTTCTCTGTTGCGGACACCCGCAACAAGGGCGACGAGAAGATCACCCAATGGTGGAACATCGTCTGCTTCAAGGAACTTGCAGAGAACGTCGCAGCGTCGATCGGTAAGGGCACCCGTGTCCAGGTGATCGGCAAGGTGCAACGCGAGAAGTACGAAGACAAGGAAGGTAACGAGCGTGAGCGCATCGAGATCCTTGCTGACGATGTTGGTATCTCGTTGCGTTGGGAACCGGCCGGTGAGTCCGCTCCTGTGCGTGGTGAGCCTGTTCTGCGTGGCGCAACCATCGTCATAGATCCGAGCGAAGAACCGTTCTGATGTTCCACAAGATCTACCTAGAACCGGCGCACCACCGGAAGCACCGTGCCTGCGTGCAGATCGCAGAACCATGCGGCCACTTCGCAAGCCGGTCGTACAGGATCATGCGGAAAAACGGTGTCAACAAATGGGACGCACGCACCTGCATATTCCTGCTCATCCACGGCGGGCAACTCTCGCAACGGTACGCCGATGTGGCAGCAAACATCCCAGAAGAAGCGGTAGGGGCGTTCTAATGGGCAAAGACACCAAAGAATGGCATTGCACCGTCTGCGGGCAACGCCTCACAACCCACCGCAAAATCATCGGCAAACCCGTCCACACCTGCGCGGCACGCCCCGGGAAACGCCGATGGGAACTTGACGAGGTGACCCATGTCTAAGAACAAAGCCAAAGGCACCGCTTTCGAGACAGACATCGTCCGTTACCTGCGCGAGTTCGGATTCCCGTATGCCGAACGTCGTGCCCTCGCAGGAGTACACGACCTCGGAGACATCACCGGCACACCAGGACTTGTTTGGGAATGCAAAAACCATCAGACAATCAAACTGTCAGAATGGCTGACCGAAACAGAGGTAGAACGCTTCAACGCGGGAGCCGACTACGGAATCCTCGTAGCGAAACGGCGTGGCAAAAGCTACCCCGGCGAACAGTATGCGATAATGACACTCAGTTCATTAGTCCAACTGTTAGTCGAGGCCGGCTATGGCGTACCGTGAAACCTATTACCCTGCTGGTGAGCATGGCTTCCATGTTCACCGTGGGTTGCGGTCAGGCTACGACGACGCCCACAACCACACCTGTGTGGACGATCCCCGCGACGGAAACAACCACGACTACCTCTGCCCCACCTGTGGACGTTACAAACCCTGTAAGTATCATTGTCCCAAGTGCGGTAGAAGACTCCCCTGCGTCTTCCACAACTAGCACCACAACGATCCCCGGTATCGACAATGCGCGATACCCGAAGCTGCTCACCCTCGCACACCAGATCGGCTGGCCTGCCGAATGGCTCCCCACCCTCGACACCATCATCCACGGTGAATCCAGAGGCATCTCCGGCCTCACCGGATCAGGCGCGGTGGGCATCACCCAAGTCGAATGGATCATATGGGGTGATCTCGCCAACGAACTTGGCTACAGCCGCTCAGAGGTGCGCGACAACAACGCAGCCAATTTGGAGGTGGCACTCGCCATCGCCTACATTGCGTTAGACCACTACGACCATTGGTGCCAACCCTGGTACCCATCACTTGGAAACTACAGGAACTACTGTTGAACGACCATCATGTAACTCTGCCCTCTGCCCCCGAATACAGCGAAAAAGATCAAGAGTGGCGCACCCGTGCAGCCTGCAAAGGAATGGACACCGACCTGTTCTTCCCCGAAAGAGGCGAAAACCTGAAGGTCAAAAAGGCTAAAGCGATCTGTGCGACCTGCCCCGTGCAACAAGAATGTCTCGCCTACGCCCTGCAATGGTCAGACAACCAGATGCTTGGGATATGGGGTGGAACCTCATGGAAAACCCGCAGAACAATGCCTTCCAGCCCCGACGCCTTCAAAAACACTTGGTCAAGATACTGATGAACTGGTACGACAACGCCGACTGCAAAGACATGGACACCGACATGTTCTTTCCGTTGCGGGCAGGTTCATACGTCGATGCTTACAAGATATGCAACGGTGTAGTACGCGGCAAATCAGCATGTCCGGTACGAGCAGACTGCCTATTCTTCGCGTTATCGTTCCCCGCCGAACTCGATAAAGACGGAATGTTTGGCGGTATGACACCACCAGAACGAGCAAGAATACGCAAAGGCAAACAAGTAGAAACGCCTGCACCATACCGAAGGAGAAAACAATAATGGGATTGCTACCCAAAGAAATCGACAACGTAGACGACTGGGCATACTACGGGTGGCTCAGAGGATGGTGCTCGCCACCGATAGCACACGAAGACGGGATACCATTGACAGAGGAAGAAGAACACGAACTACATTTCGGCGGCGACATCGACGCAGAAATCATTCGGATCTACCGTGACGCCACCGAAGCACAAGAAGTGTGCGAGAACAGCCCGATAGCCGTAGTAGAAGCTATCTACCGAGGCTGGGACGAACTAGACGAACCCAACATTGCGCGCGGGAGATAATCACCTGGGGTGCCATTATTGCGCGCGGGCCACTCACTAACACGCCGGCACACGCAAAAAAGGCGGTCCCGGCACCCGTCGTGGGCACCAGGACCGCCTCGGTAAGAGCTGACGCGCTCAGTCGAACATAAGCAACACCAGCACGATAATGACAAGGGACACCACCAACAGAATCTCGCTCATGGGTTCCACCCTGCCTCTAGTTCGCGGATAGGGATACGGACGGTGCGATCGGCGTGGCCGTCGTCGTCGTGCAAGTACACGTCCAACATGATCGTGTCGTCCTCTAGATGTATGACGACCGGCACCTCGGTGAGACGTGTGCCGTTGATGCCGGCACGGACCAACACAACATCGCCGTCTTGTATCTCGTAGCACTCTGGAGCGCGAACAGTCATCACAAGTCCTCCACTTCCCAGAACGCCGCTTCCAACATTTCACCGATCGGGCCGTCCCACGGTTCCAAAAACGGCTCATTGCCGCCGTATGAGTAGCTGCCGACAATGTTGTAGGAACCGCAACACTCGCATCGTTTCTCGACACTGACACACCATTGGACGAACCCGTATTGCAGCAAGTGAGACACCGTGCGGGCCATATCTCTCAACACTTCCTCGTCGTTGCCGATGCCCTCGGGCGGTTGCCACCAGTAAGCGTGGCTGCTGTCCCACACTTTCCGTGCGGCACCGTCGAACCCATCAGGGCGTTTCGGCCACATGCCACGACCCACCGGTTCCACCTTGCCGTAACAGTCGTAATCGTTGATGTTCATGAACTCGTCCGGTTCCTGCCAAAACTTGGCGCGGTATGTCGCGCCGTCATGTTGGAACTCTGTCACCGAACTGCCGTCGTAACCGCTGAACGGCGGCGACAAAGCCTCCACAACTTCACCGAACGTGTCGGTGCGAACAAACTTTCCGATCATGTCAGTTGTCCTCCGTGATGATGTTGGTGATGCGCTTGCCCCAGTAGACGGCGATCTCGTCGCCCTCCATCTCCATAAGTTCAGCGTCGATGTTCTCGGTCACCTCGTCTGTGTCGATGACAACTGCGTTGTCGTCAAGACCGAAGTAGGTGCCGGTACCTAAGTGGTAAATGATCTTGCTCATTGCGACACCTCCATCGCAGCGAACGCCATACCCGCCACGTCCACCATCGAACCCGAATCATCACGCCACATACCGTCAGCAAACAAAGCGTAGTTAGAATCCCACGCCCACTCCGACAAACTGTCGTAGCCCTCAGAAACGAGAAACCCGACCAACTCTGCCTCACCCAAACCGATACAACCGTGGCACACCACAATGTCGCAGTTCGGTGAGTTATCAAAAATGAACCGGTGCAGGAACTCCCACCCGGATTCCGTTGCCGTGTCCAACGTGTCGCCACACCGGACACAAAGTGTCTTGCTCATTCCAGTTTCCTTTCCAGTGCCAGCGACCCCACGTCGCCGGACTAAACCCGAGTATTGCATCGTTCACGCAACATGTCAACACCTAATCGACAGCCAGCATTGAGCGCGGGGACAACCCACACCCGCCCCGGCCAGTATTGCGCGCGGGAAGCTGTCACTAACACGACCCCAGACGAAATGTCCGGACAAACCTACCAGCTGATATGTCCGGACATACCTATCGGCTGATATGTACGTACAAACCTACCGGTCAGTATGTACGGACATTAGACCGGACCGGTCCGGTATGTAATCCGCGGCCGCTACCGATCACCCGCACACCACTAACACGCCGTGACGAGGTTCTACCGGTCCACTAACACGGACCGACCCCGAACACGACGAAAGCGGCCGACCCCAGAGCTAACGCCCCAGAGCCGACCGCTACGCCGGACCGGTCTAGTTATCTATGTCGCCGGATACGCCGCCAGATGGCCGCTACAGCGTCACGGACGACCCGACCCACTGGCAACAATGCCAACGGACCAACAGCCGCCACAACGAACCACAGCACAGACGACGCGCCCAACGCCGGAAGATCACCAGACGTGACCACAGCGCGCACATTCCCCGGACCGGTACACCAGACCGCGACACGCGGCACATATCGACCGGCGCCGGAACCGCCACAGACCAGAGGCCCACAGTAGGAACAGAGGCGCGCCGAACATGAAGATGATCGCGGCCGCGGTACCGATTAGCGCACCCGGTCCGTTGGTGGCCCATTCCTGGCCGGTCACAAGCCGCGCCCAACATGCGAGGGCACGAAACCCAAACGCCGCCGCACCACGTCGGCGCGTTCACGTTCCACAACGTCAGCCCCGACGGACAAATGCCGCCACGCCTTACCGTTGATGATGTTGTAGACAGTGGCACGAGTGACACCCAACACCGCCGCCATATCGCGCACCGCCATACCGGCCGCATAGCTAGCCAAAATATCGGCCGCGTCGTGTTCGGACAGTTTCGCGCGCCCGTTCGCCGCGCCACGATGAGCCACACCGGCCCTAGTTGCGTCGCCTGCCGCTACCGGTCCGCGTTTCACAGCTCACCGCCACAGTCATGAGACCATTCACACGAACACTCCCACGCGGCAAACACGACGCCGCACAGCTCACACCGTGCCACATACTGCCCGGTCAGCCGCGCATGATATGCCGTCACCGTGGCCGGTACCGGTAGCCCATGCTCATCACACAGAGTTTCCACTATCACGAGTTACCCCCTACAGGTTCAGTGTCCACTAACAGCACGTCGGCCATGGCGCGCCCTAACACGTCCGCGATGCCCCGGAGACGCAAATACAGCCCGCCGGTAAGGTTCGCACCTATGTCACCAGTCTGCCCAGTCTCACACGCCCAGTCATCGCAATATTCCCGCGCGTATGGGTCGCCCGCTAACCACCGATGTTGGTCGTAATAGATAGACCACGACCCGCCCACGAAATAGTCCGCGCACATATGCGCCGCGTCGTCGGTATCTGGCCGCCCGTCGTATTCGGCATGGTATGCCAACCATGACCACACATCGCCGCAAAGCTCATACACCATGTCATTAGGCATCAAATCGCCGTGACATTCCCGCACAGCGTCGCGCACAGTCTCGCGCACCGATTCCGGGAGATCGTCGGAAATGCCGACCGCATCACCGTCACGAATAGGAACAAACACGCCATGAAGATCAGCCGCGCGCATCATTCCCACCCCCAATCGGTAACGAGATCGGCCGACACACCAACCGACGCGCCGTTACGCATCATGACGTGGAACATGAGCCGACCCATCGCGCCGACCGTGACCCGTTCCACCGGCCCGGACAAATCAAACGACGACCCGCTAGCGGTATCCGTCGCAGTCCAATAGATCACCGGCGCGTCATGGGTAGAACCTAGAACAAGCTCACACAATGACAACACCAGATCAGAGCCGACCGGCGACATATGCACGTCGTTACCGCTCATGACGACACCGCCACACAATCACGATGCCCCAACACGTCCGCACCCGGCACCCGGACCGGCATAACCAAACCCGTGGCCATCACCGACCGGTCATCGTTCACCCATTCCCACAACGCCGGACGATTAGCAGACGACGCCACACACCGCACAGGTAGCCGCGGTATGTCCTTACCCGCCGCCTTACCCATCGCAACCAACAACGCGCCCAGATAGTCCGGATTCACCGCGTATGGCTCAGATTCGACAGCACCTAACGCGCCGATATTCGGAATCAGATTCCGCCACGATGGGAACACGTCCGCGTTAGCAGGTTGCGGCACGTCGGTGCGCGTCTCACCGGTAAACACGGACACGGTAGGCCGGAGATCGTCACCCGCACCGGCACCATCGCGCCGGTCCAAATGGTCCGCATACACCGTGCCGACCGTCTCGCGAAGATCGTCGCCCGAATCCCACACAAACGAAAGCACACCGACCCTAGCCGGCACCTTGACCCTAGCCGGCACCAACACCGACCCCGATTCGGCCGCATCATCAACAACGCCCACAGTCATCAGACGGTAGGAATCCGTCGCAGTCAACGTGACCCCGACGAACTCGCCGCAGATCGGGTGCCACACCGACCCAGATTCCACGAGGACACCAGTCAGAACAGGCCGCGCAGAATCCCGCGACGCCACCGACGCCACAGCAGACCACCAACGGACCGCACTAGAAGGAACAGAAACCGTAGCCATAGCCACTCCCTTATTAGGTAAACGCGCCCGACCCCACGTCAGACGACCCCACCAAACTACCCAACCAACGCGCACAAGTCAACACCACCACCACACCACACCACCAAGCTAGGCGCGGAATAGATCACAGCCCGACCGGAAAGCAGATCACAACCGCGGAGAAGGTCGTCAGCTAGGCCGATGCTGTTGGGCCACTAACACGCCGCGCGCGTTCCGCGCGCCGTGCCCGACCCGGCATGACCCCCCGTGGTGTGGGAGTGAGTTTCTACCCGGATCACTAACACCCCGGCATGTTGTCCGTACATATCGACCGGTAGGTATGTACGTACATACTGATCGATAGGTATGTACCCCTATTGTCCGGACATTTGGCCGCTGACCGGGGGTCTGCCGAGACGCATGGGACGTGTGGTCTGTATTAGGTGTGGTCGGGATGTGTGGTTTTGTTGGGCTGCTGTTGGGCGCGTGTTGTGCTGCTGTTGTGATTTTTGCTGGGGTTGGGGTGTTCGTTTAGACAGGGTTGATAGTCCCCCATCCAGGTGCCTCGTTCTGGATTCCCTCCGCTTTGTTTTGTGACGCGGGAATACGTCGTGTGTGTTGTCGTCGCCCTTGCGGGTTCGTGCCTCCGCTCTTACTGCTGCCACAAGAGTTCGTGATGGGATCGTTGCTGGGCATGGCGGATCGACCACGTTTCCGTGGGTTCCGTCCCGCCCCGTGCAACTGGGGTACGACCGAGCGGTGCGTGCCGCGTGAGGTTTATTGTATCAGCAGATTGATAGTTGGTGGGGGGCTGTGCCGATCGTTGCGATCACTTTGTTTGCCCATGTTGTTGCCCATGTGCGGCAATGGGAGCATTTTTTGGCGCGGTGTGGTGTTCCGCATAGGTTGCCGGGGGCGAGTCGTGCGCTGAGTGACCAGGCGAGGCTGTCTGCGCTGGCGAGGTGGTGTCCCATGATGGGGAGGCCGTCTTGTTTGACGCCAAATCCGTGCATTTTGAGTCCGTCTTCCCAGAGCCGGTAGACGAGGTTTTGTACTGGTTTGAGGTTTGCGCGTCGGCAGAAGGTTCCCATTCCGACCCGGTCAACTTTGGTGAGGTCGATGCCTGCGGCGTCGTACATGTCGCGGTGTCGGAGGTAGTCGTCGGGTTCCCATCCTTGTAGTGCTGGGATGATTGGGAGTTGTGGTGAGAGGGTTCTAAGGGTGAGGTAGTTGTCTACGGTTAGTTGTTGGTGTTGTTTGACGGTTTTTCCTGTTTTGGCGAGGACGGATGGTTCGCACATCCAGTCTTGGGGTGCTGCCCAGTCAAGTTGGCCGATTTCGTTGACGTAGCGTTGGACTAGGGCGATGTAGATGTGGGGTGGTGTCCGCCATTCTCCGTACATGTTGAGTTCGGTGAATCCTCCGCTGTCGAGTGCCCAGCGGGTGTTTGATGGTTTGAGGGTTTTGTATCGTTGGAGTCGGCGTCGGGAGATGAATAGGGGGTGGGGTGGGGTGTCTGCCCAGAGCCAGTATGCGTCGTCGGTTCCGAGGTAGAAGTCCATTAGTCCCATTCTCCTTTGTTGGGGGGTGGCCGGCGTTTTTTGGGTTGGGTGCGGGCTTTGAGGATGTTGCGGTCTTTCCAGCGTTGCCGGTCTTCTTGGTTCCAGGGTCGGCGTTTCATTGGCAGTCTTTGCATGGTGTGGCCCAGCTGCGTCCGTGTTCGTCTTCGGTGCTGATGTAGCGGGTTCCGTCACAGGTGTCGCATTGGGTGGGTTGGGTGTCGTAGGGTCGCACTTCTTTTTCTGGAGCAGGGAGGGGGGTGTGATCTTTCCAGCGTTCTTGGTTTAGCCAGGTGTATGGGTGGGGGATGTATCTGGGTTCGGTGTTGTCTTGTCGCCATTGTTTGGTGGCGGTGGTGGCTGCGTCGAGGATGTCGGATGCCATGTTTGTGGCATGTTTGTGCCACCATTGTTCGCATTTTTTGCGGGCGATTTTCCGTGGGTAGATTTGCCAGAAGGTGTCGAACGGTGTCTGGTTTATTGGCTCTGGTTCTTTGACTATGGTTACTTCGTCACCAGCGGGAGGGGGTGTACTCACCAGCGGGAGGGGGGTATCGTCACCAGCGGGAGGGGTATAGTCACCAGCGGGAGGGGTGCTGTGGATAACGTACCTGCTTGATAGGTGCCGTTTCGGGTTCTCTGGGTCGCGTCGATGATGAACTGTGACGAATCGTGCGTTGACGAGTTCTTTGACTGCTCGATCGACTGCGCTGGTGCTGATCTTTGCTAGCGCGGCGATCCGTGACCTGCCGGGGTGGCAGGTGTTGTCGTCTTTGTCGGCGTGCCGGCGTAGCACCCCGTAGACGCGAACTGCGTTGGAGCTGATGTCCGCGTAGAGGACGGATTCGGGGATGATCGAGAAATACTCGGTCGCTGATGTCTGTGTCATTTTTTCTCGTTTCGCTAGTAATTTCGTTTCCTTTGTGTCGCCGCCCCACACGGCTTGTGACAAGTGTAGCACTTCCGGGTTTCCCCATGCAGATATGTGGAGTCTCCTGAGTTTGATCTGGTACGATATGGGTAGCCCGGAGGTGTTTTCTCTGTTTCCACGTCCGGGTCAGGCGGTTATTTCCTTTCCCGCCGACACCCACACAAGGGTTGAGCGCGCTGGGGGTTACCTACCTCCTGGCCCCCGGCGCAGCTCCCCTGCGCGTTATTTCGCACCCTCCGCATATACGTCGCGGATACGGTCAACTGTCTTCTCGATAGCGTCATCAAACGCGGTGCCACGCCTGTACTCGCGCACCATCGAGCGGAGTTCACGAAGTTCTTCTTTCATCAGCTCGTGCATTTGCCGGGACACCCGCACGCTGTGCAGTTCACGGAACGAAAGGGCAACGCCCATCAACCGCATAATGTCCGATCCGTCTTTCAACACGGAACTCAGGTTTTCCAGTTTTTCGTTGTAGCCGTTCTCTTTGGCAAGCGTTTCGCAAAGAGCGTGACCGGTTTTGAGGCCGTTCACAATTTCCAGCATCGCGTCTTCCCAGAACTTGGCGTCGTATGTTGCTTCCATTGTTATCTCCTTCTGTTATGGGGAGCGGTCGCTCCCTGCTGCACTAATCCGTCCGGCGTACCCAAACTGGTCAACTATGGCGCGTCCCCCGCAGATTTTTTCCGCAGGTGTACTATTGGGTTCTCATGGCAGGTACAGACAGGTCAGGACGCCGTAACGTCCCACCCGAAGACAAAGCACGCTTCTGGGAAGCCCGCGCAGCCGGCATCTCGATCAAGGAAGCCTGCAAGATCGCCGGGATTCATTACAACACCGGCCAGAAATGGGATGCGAACCGCCGCAAAATCGAAGCGGAAACCCGTGCCGCCGACTTCGCCGTCAAAAAAGCAGGTGCGAACTCGGGTCGGGAACGCCGCGAACTCCGCACGATGATCGATGAGGCCGGCGACCTCCCACCAGTCATCCCTTATGAGCGGTTATCGGAACGTGCCAAGCAAGGCTGGGACGATTTCGACTACTTCCGGCGTGTCTACCTCGGCCGAGTCCCGTCACCGTGGCAGGTTGACGCCGCCTACAAGATCGTCGAGTACCTGGAATCCGAAGAAAAAGAGTTTCTGGTGCTGAACTGCCCACCCGGTGCAGGCAAATCTACGCTTTTTCACGACGTGGCAGTCTGGTCGATCGTAAGAAACCGGGCCATCCGAGTACTCATCGGCTCAATCAGCCAAACATTGGCGAAACAATACTCTCGACGCATCCGCGAAACCTTAGAACGACCCGTCAGGTTCTCCCCCGACCCCGAACAAGTACGCAAAGGACTTGTCATGGAGCCTGAGGGCTGTTTGGCGCAGGATTACGGGCGGTTCAAACCGTTAGCGTCCGGTTCGTTGTGGCGCGCCGAAGAATTCGTGGTTGAACAGTACATTCCTGGCGGGTTGGACAACAAAGAACCAACCGTGTCGGCGTACGGCATCGATTCGGAATTCATCGGTCACCGCGCCGACCTCTGCCTGTTCGATGACGTAGCGTCACCGGAGAACGCCAAAGAATCTGTTGCCCGTGACCGTCTGTTGGAACGCTGGGATTCGATGGCTGAAGCACGTTGCGACCCTGGCGGTGTCGTCGCAGTAGTCGGGCAGAGGCTCGGCCCCGGCGATCTGTACAAACATTGCCTCAACAAAGTCACCTACGAAGACGTAGACGACGATGACGGTGAAGACATGACTGTCGAAGAAGCACTCGCCGATCCAGTCATGGTGCCGAAATATCATCATCTGATCTACAAGGCGTACTACGAGGAACTGGACACCGGCAAAAATTCGCGTAAGAAAACTGCTCCACCGTGGCCTGAAGGCCCAATGCTCGACCCCGTGCGCCTCCCGTACAAAGACCTGTCGTTCATCAAACACAACCAGCCACAAAAATTCCGTGTCGTCTACCAGCAAGAAGACATCGATCTCGATTACCAGCTCGTAGAACGACCGATGTTGACAGGCGGGATCGCGTCGGAC